CGAAATGTTGTCATTTCGCCATTTAAACATTTTGTTTAAGGAATTTTGATTTATGCTTTTACTGGATTTCCATCCATGTCAAGAAGCAAGCCGAAAATTTTTTCTTTTCTTTTTCCGATTTTTTCAACATGAGTTGTGATGTAACCCTTTCTTTGCAATGTTGAAAAAGCACCAGCATATGATAAATTACCTTCACATACTCTGAAAGAGAAACCATATCCAATGCTATATTTTGCATCAGAACCATTTGAAGCTTCATTGATACATTTTTTCAAAACTATTTTTTCAAGTTCAGTCAAAGCTTCTTTTTGTTTTTTTAACCTTTCAAGTTTTTCACTTGCTGAAGATAACATAAGTATGTCTTTACCTTCAGCAATAAGGTCAGAAATTTTTTCCAAAGGCAATTTTGTTGTTTTGCTATAAATAACATCAATAACTTTTTCAATAGCGATTTTCAAGTTTTCACCTTGCTCGTCTGAATATTCAGGTAATAAATTACCATCAACACAAACCATCAAAGGTTTTAACGAATTATTTTTAACTCCTGATTTTTTAACTAAAAATCCAGTTCCATCAAAAAATAAAGCGTAAATATTTTTAAGAGTTGATTTCTCTACTGATTTAAATATTAAATTTTTCATAATTTCCATTTTTTAAATTTGACAATTGTTTTTATATTTTGAGGTATTTTAATTTTTAATTTATAATTTAGTTTATTAACAATTGTCACTAATTTTGACTAATGTAGTTTTATTTTTAATTGCTAAATTTATTCTTCTAATAATCAATTTTGTTGGAATTGAAAATTCAGGTATATTAAACCCATGTGTCACTACTTGTATTCTTGTGGAATTCTCATTGGTATCAATAATTTTTACTTCATGATGCTCGTTATTAACACCTTCTCCTACTACCATTATTACAGTTTCACCGATTATTAAATTTGTTTTCATAATTTCTATTTTTAAATTATTATTTCCCATTTATATACAAAAATCGTGCCAAAATTTATTAGTATTATGTCAATTCAAAAAGTTTTAACAATTTTTAACATAATACATATTGTTGTTAACATTTGTTAACCTCATACATGACAAATTGACATAATAATAACAAATTTATGTCATGACAATACTGACATATCAAGCCTATAAAAATGACAAACATGCATGCGTGGTTGTGAAGAAATTCATGAATTAATTTATTATTAATATGTCAAAGCATAAATATCTAATTGATTGGTATGAAAAATCAAAATTTGCTAATCATGAATTCTTATCTACCAAAGAAGAATTTAAAGAAATAATATCTTTGACTTCTTTTCTTGATGGATATTATAAAAATATATCATTTAAACAAAGAATGTGGCATATTAAAAATGATAAATTTGAAATTCCAAAATGCAAAATATGTGGAAAACCTTTAGCTTATCATAGTAAAAATGGTTTATATGGTTATTCAACTGTCTGTAATGATATAAATTGTATGTCACCAAATAGAAAAACTTTCAATATAGAAATTTTAGAAAAATATACAAAGCATGATTATAAATGTTTGTGTGTTTTGTGCAAATCTGAATTTATAATATCTGTTGAAAGTTATAGAACGAGAAAAAGAAGAAATAAAATAATATGTACAATATGCAATCCTATTGATATTAAAAATAAATTGATATTCCCAATGCTTCTTCGATTCTTAAAATCGAAATTTGGTGAAGAAAATGTTGTTATGAATGATAACAAATCAATTATTGTTAACAATAAATTTATAGTTGTTCACTTCATAGACAATATCAATGCAAACCCTAAATTATACCAAGAAATTGATATTATAAATGGTCTTACTGCTAAAGAAATTTGGAATAACAACCAAAAATATGCCGATTCCATCAATCCTGATGGTAAATACAAAATCATTATTATTTGGGACTTACACTGGATTAATGAAGGAAAAATACTTAGAAAAAATTTGTTGAAGATTATTAACGAATAAATTTCATTTTTCCGAAAACTGATTCTAAAGCTTTCCTACATTTCGTTATGAACCAAGAAGATTTATTTTTATATCTTGAGAAAAAATAAACATTACCAGCCTTATCTGAATATCCAAACACTATTGCATTTGCATTAAGTCTATCCAAAGCACCTTTAGCTATTTCTTCATCGGTAAGCTCTGACATTGGCAATTTTCTTATTTCTAAAATGGTTCTCATAAGAATATTGAATCCATTTCGTTGTTGGTGAAGTATTTCTGAAGCCCATCAAATCTTATTTGAGGGAATTTTTTAACAATATCATTTATATCTTTACACTCGTGTATTCCATAGAAACCTTTTGTTTCCATTTCTTCAAAGTATTCTTTCCACTTAAATACCATATAACCTTTAGCAAGTAAATCATACGCCTTTTTTCTTCCAGCAATGTCATTATCTGTTATATATAGACATTGCTTATTCTCAACAGTGTTACCAACGCCTAATGATGCAATTGAATTCGGTAAAAAATAAGCATCAATAGCACCTTCAAGGCAATATATTGGTTGTGAATAATCAACGAACATCAAACGCCAAGTCATTGATTGTTTATCGAATTTTTGGTTAAGTTCTTCAGATTGTGGAACTTTGAAAATCTTATCCCAAATGTCAGACCAATTATAACTATCAAATCTTCTTCTTGGGTTTGCCTTAGGTGAGCAATGTCTTATTTGGAATCCAAGTATATTATGTCTGTCCGATGCTAAATTAAGAATATAAAGGTCATCATAATAATCGTTATATAGAAATTCCGCAGTTGACTGATTTTTAGTTGTTATGATTTTTCTATTAACCAAGTAATCAAATCCTCTAGCTGAACGACCTATTTCGGAAAGTCTTAATATCTTTATCAATTCTTCTCTTGGGAATGCGTATTTATCGATTTCAGGTAATTGTATATAATTGTATATGTCTTGCAAATCACTTTTCGACATACCATTAATTTGTACATTTTGTAAAATATCACCTACATTATCTTTGTATGTCTTAATGAGTTGTTCAAACTTTGTATTGATGTAATAAATCTCTTCTTCAGAGAATTCATCTTGCATATTGAAAAACTGTATAAAAGAACCCAAAGACATGAATCCATTACCACCCGAATGGTCGTTATAACATTTGAATGAAAAAGTGTTTAGGTATATATGACCTCTTTTTGTTGATGCAGAATTGTGTGAATCACCACATATAGGACAAGCAAAGTTGTATCCTTTACTGTTTGGAACTAATTTTGATTTGTGATATCCTTGGCCGAATTTTTTGTTAAGGATTTTTTGTAACACAATTCCCATCTTTTTATTGAAAGATTCCTTATCAAAGGAAAAATCCAAATCTACATCTTGTAAATTGAATATATTACCAAAATCTTCTTTACCCATATTATAAAAAGTTTCAAACTCAATTCTTATTTGTTATTACAAGGGTTGGTTTTTCCAATTTTTCGACTTCTTCAGGATTGTCATGAAAATAATTAACGACTTCTTCCCAATCTTTACGGTCAACAATTACATGTTCTGAATCAACACCAAGTTGTTGCTCTGTTGTTGAATGTCTGTGTAGGTAATTAAATCCTACTTGTTTTTTTAGTTTTCCCATTATAATTTTTGTTTTATATTAAATTCATCCTCAAAATAAATAAACTCACAATAACTATCATTTATAGAATCCTGAATAAATGAATAAACATGCTCTGAACCAAATTTTATAAATCCTGATTTGATTGACTTATTATATAATATTGCTAATATTATACTAAAAAGATTTGTTATCTCATAGCTTATGACAAAATCAGGCATTTTGTCATAATTAACAATGTGTTCGAATGGTTTAACAACACTTTTTAATGGATCATCATAAAATCTGGAATCCAACAAAACAATTCTTGAAGATAAACGAGTTGCGAGCCATAGTATTCTTTCATCGATATTATTGATATTATTGCTATATCTTTCAGGGTGTGTGCTAAATTCACCTGCAATAATATTCATTATTGTGTTGTAATAAAATTTATACATATCATCTATTACAAATTCTTCTTTTTTCTTCCTTTGAATTATGATTGAATGGATGGTGTTTTTACCTTCTGAACTTATTTTGAATCCAAAGATAGAATCACGCAATTCATTTTTTATACCAACGCTTTCTTGTAAACACATCTCAACATCTTTATATGTGTTTATTTGCATTGCTTTGATCGGCTTACGAGATGTATTATTAAACAATTTCTTTTGGTTATAATATTCATAGCCTAAATCATCGATAAATATATTGTCATCGAAAGAAGTTATAAAGCAATTTTTAACAACATCTTTGATCTTTAATGCCTCAAGATATAATTTATCAACATGTTTGTTCAACACACGGTTTACCAATGTTATGTCTTGGTGTTTGTAAGTTATGTTGCCGTTTTTGATTCTAATTTTATAGCCCTTAATTAGCGGTTGAACATATAACGAACCATTAACAATATATTTCCATTCTTGTAATGTCAAATCCGTGATGTTGATGTAATTATCAACTTTAATGTTACTTTTGTTCATATTGAATTTTTACTATGTTTTTGATTGGTATTATTTCATCTTTATAATATAAACCCTCTTGAAGGTCTGTAGTACTTGATTGGTCAAAAAGATTTCTTTGGACTTTTATCACATCGGACTTGGTTAAATAAAGCTCAACAACACAATAATTTTTACATTTAACCATTGGGTTTGTGATATAAAGAGAACCATATTCTTTCGAGCGTATCCCACTAGTGAATATCCTATTGATATATTGTTTAGCTTTTAAAGGTAAAACAAGATAATATTGTTTTATACCTTTATCTTTTGGTAAGTGTAAATCATTCTCAATAATTTTATTCTTACCATCAAAATAAAATATAAATTCTCTTCTGCTTTCATCAACCACCAATTGTGATTGGGTTGAGGCTTTCCTTTTGATTGTTGATATCGATAATTTACCACTTTTAAATTGTTCAAGTAATTCTTCAACTCTTTGATTTGTATTAAAAGAACATTGTATAGTTCTACCATTAATTTTATCAAGTAGAAGCTCAAATAAGTAAATTTGTTTTTCGGATGATGTGAAAACTCTTCCATCTTTTTTAAGAGTTGCCATATTAAATTGTATTAATTGGTTTCTATTTTATTAGAATAAATTATCAGTATAATCAATTAATTTGTAAATTGAGGTTGTTGCCAGTCAATAAATCGCCATTTTTTGTAGCTAATTCATCGAAATACTTCTGCCAATCATTGGTTACACCGATTTTAAAATCATCAACAAAAGGTATTGGCGAGCAAACTATACCATCAATATAACTGAATTTTCCAAGAACTTCATTTTCTTCAAGTAAAACAAAGGTTTCTCCATTAAATTTCACAAATACTCCAGCAGTATCTCCATAAAATATTATATCAGAAATATCCAACACAAATGAAACACTTGGTGATTTTGAAATCAATATACCAACATTACCAGCAAGTGTTCCACCAATTATATGCTGTTTTATTTCAGGTTGCCATACAAGAATATTTCTTTTTGTCAATTCTATGATTTCACCAATCTTTAAAATCTGTTTTATTTTATTTTTCATTATCCAAATATGTATATATCAGTTAAAATTGTTAACATTTTTAAAATTCTGTGCCTTTTAAGATATGACACAGAAGATTTGTTTATTACACACACATCAAGTTCATCTTCTCCGTATATCCTTATGAAAATGTTTGTACCCTTGATTGAAAATAAAGTGCCATCATCAGTGCCACAAACAAACAAAAATTCTTGATATTTATCAATTTTTCTATAGTTTGTATTTTCTATGAGGTATTTGATTCTTTTGATGTATTCATCTTTATATTTTTCACATTGTTTGCTTTGATGGCTCGAAGCAGATGTTAAGAACTTTATATACTTCGGCTTGAGAATTTCCAAATTCTCAAGCTCTTCTTCTTTAATTATCAATTTAACAACCAAACCATTTTCATCAGAGCAGTATAACCCGAAGCAAAATTCGTTCTCTATTTCTTTGATTTTGAAAGATATATGATAATTTTGATTATACATCAAAACTGTGTTATTTTCTTGCTCAAAAAATGGAAGGAGTTGTTCGAAAAGTGATGTGTTTATATTTTGTAATGCCTTTATTATATTTTTCATACCATAAATAATTAAAGCTTTGTTAATTAAATTATTATCAAATGATAACTGTTGCTGATTTAGATATTTTGAATGATTCAGAATCTGATTTATCAGACCCTCTACACATTTATATTCAAGAGATATTAATGGTACTCAATACGAGCAAGGATGAAATTCTTGGATGCCCAACAATGTCTTTAAATTTAGAAGAACTCGTGTACGATATGAATTTAGATGAAAAAGCTATAAAAACCATGGTTACTGACAGGATAAGTCAATACACAAGTTTGTATTATTCTTTTGATACTCAAATAAATATAGCTTTTTCAAAGGGTACTGACAGAGATATTTGTGTCATAGACCTATCAATAGATTCAGAAACCAATTTCTCACTTATGATTAAATAAATTCTTTGAAATTAACTTGGAAGTATTTATTAATCCAAAAAGAATCTATTATATCATCAATTGGTGTTAAAACCTCAAAAATTTCCTTACCATTTTTTATTTTTGGAGTTATAAGTTTATCAACATTATCTTTAACAAACTTATAAAATTTTGTGTTTTTAGCGGAATCATCATCTGTGTTGATGAATGCTTTCAACATATCGTATTTGTCGAAATTACCTTTTCCAGCAAGCATTTTAATTTGTGGTCCAGTTACCAAAAATATGTTCTCAACACTGAAGTAATCGGAATTCAAAAGATACAGCTTAAGTGACATTGTATTTTCTACAAGCTGTATCAATGTATCAGAATTTGCCGAATAAGAATAATTTTCAAATATTAATATATTTTTGTTTGTTTTTAGTATATTTTTACATATAAATTCTTTAAGCTCTTTATTGTATATCAAACAATTTTGTATGTGTAATTTCTCCCATCCCGATAGACCACAAGCTTGAGATTTAACAGCAAGCATAGGTGAACGAAGATATTTTTCGATTTCCACAGCACCACCAATCGATTTCAAAGTTCCTTCTACACCATTTTTGTTTTTATATATATTAACAAAAGATAAGAACTTATATATTTTGGTATCACAATTGTATATTGTGATACCAGTACTGTTTAAACTATAGTCTATTGATACACAAACTGTTTCCATATATTATTTTTGATAACTTTTTGTGAATGTTAAATCAAACGAGAATAAATCCTCAACACTTCTTTGTGCTATATCGATACCAATTTTCTTAGAATATGTGACATTACCAAGATTGCCTATACCACCAATATTACCAGCTCCATCATCACCAGCTCCATAGTAATCTGTCATACGAGTTTGGAAAACAATAGGAATTTTAATCAAGGAATTATTCAATGTAAGACCTTTGTTATACATTTGAGAACCAACATATAATGAACGATTTAATTGTGGAAATATCTTTAAATAAGCACCACATGTTTCAGCACCTATGAGGTACTTATCAAATTCGGTAAACCCATGCTTGTGTGGTAATTGATCGAAATTTGTTACAACACCACTGCCAGTGTCAATTATAGCTTTTACTTTATAGTATTTTTGTTTATAGTAATTTTGTTCTCCATATTGTTTTGATGCAAGACCTGTATGATAGAACATCGGATATATAAATTTGTCATTATATTTAAGGTATTTCGTCACAAATCTACATGTACCGATAGTCATATCATATATTAAGTCATTACCTTCTTTAGCTGTTCTTATATTTCTATAATCATCAGCTTGGATTGAAATATCCGCATTATTACCAAGTACAGGGTGATTTTTATGGATACAAAACGTTGTTGCATCACCACCACCGATTGGTAAAAATGAACCATCCCATTCACCATTCCATATAAAGTCTTCGCTCCCAACACCACCATCCAATTTTGGAAAATTATAATCATCACCAAGATTTATTACATCAGAAAGTGAATAATCAATATTTCTTTGATATAACAATTGACCAAATGTTTGCATACTTGCATATTCAGACAATTCAAGATTTGGATTTGTATCTTTAAATGTTTTATAATCTGTATCTGAAGATTTATAACCACTGAAAGAAATCGGCGAACCAAAATATTTTCTGTATCTATCATATTCATCGCTGTTTCTTATATAGCCTGTGTATCCTTCAGTTGGAAGGAAGTTTGTGTAATATCCTGGAACAAAACTCAACAATTTAGCATCATAATTTGTTTTATTGTTGATAACAAGATAATAAGTATCACTAATTATCTTTCCTTTCTTATCTGTCAACTGTTCAACTTGGTCTTTATAATACGGAGCTTGTATTTGTAATGAAGATTCGTTTTCAATTGTGGTTACAATGTTTCCTTCAGAATCTTCAAGATATATATCAAGAGTTCCTATTTGTGTTAAATAATTGTTTTTAATATCAGAAATATCATTTTTCATTTCTGCAACAACCTGTTGAACCGACATCCTTTTATTTTCGGGAGTAAAATACTCCATAGAAATATTTTTTGCAGAGTGATTAAAGTTTTGGTCTGCAGAAACTGTAGAATCTTTCAAGTGATCATACAAACCTATTGATGACAATTCTTGATATAATGTTGATGTCAAATTATCTGTTGATACAGTTTGTGTTGTTGAAGTACCACTGCTTATAAGTTCTGTTGGGAAAGTAATTATAACAGATTGTGACCAATCCGATGCTATGAGGTATTTTGGATATCCAACTTCAGATATTGAGCGTATGCGTATTTCTACTGTTTCATTTTCAGAAATTGGTATTTCTACTTCATTTACCGATATTTCATCTGCATTTGACTCAACTATATTTTGCCATTCAGATTTTCCAGTAGTTGAATCATATATTTTAAATCTTTGTGGTAAATTGAGCAATTTATTCCAATCTGATGCAGTTGCGTTTACTTTATTACCATCTTTATCTGTATAAGTTGTTGATTGTGTATTTGTTGATGTTTTGTTAACGGTCAAATAACGATATTCACATTCAAATTTTATTATTCCTTGAGCACCAGTTTTTAATACAGAATCTGTATATACATCATCGGGTATATCAAAAAACCCACGTATTCTATATTTTGGTGTGAAAACACCACTATTATTTATAGTTGACATCAAATCAGCTACTACTGATGTGTAATTAGCTACTAAATTACTTCTCTTCGTATATGCATCATTAATTTGTGATTCTATTTTACTTCGTGATACATCATATGTTTCAGAAAACAGTTGTGCCTTTAAATTAGTTATTGATGTATCTACAGAAGAAATTTGAGATTTGAGCTTTTCTTTTTCTGAATATTTTTCTGAAATATTACTTTCTAGTTGTTCTTTTTTATGTTTATTTATTATACTTACATTAAAATTACCAACTAAAAGTGTTGGTGTATTTGGTGTTTTGGCATCATCAAGACTTATTGTATTGACTTGAGATAGATAATTAAATCCACTTTTTATATCTGTTATATTACTTTCAAAATAGTCAGAGAAAGCAGTCTTATCCTTAACCAAAGTATTTGTTGAAACAAACTTTGATTCACCCCAATTTGTTGACACCAATGAATCATTGGTGACGAGTTTTACAAACGGAGCAAAAATTTCATTAATATTAATAGGAACTTTGGCATATATATTCTCATCATATACACCAAGTATTGACAATGTTTCAACTCCAACTTTGATTGGGTCTAAACCTTCAACTCTTTGTACAGCAACTTCAAATGAATCATAGTTAATAAAAGTAACTTTGTAAACAGTTGCCTTGTTACCACTAGTGTCATTAACAACAATTTTATCATCAACTTTCAAAGATTGTTGAGTGTTTGTATTGTTTTCTGTATAAGTTGTAACATTAAGTCTGTATAACATAGTTCCTACAGTTAATGATGTATCAGATTCAACAGATTTTCTGTAAGATATCACATCAAATTTGCCTGAATACTTAAGCATTTTTGGTGTAACATTGATATTGTAATCAATTTCTTTATAGCTTATGAATTTTGTATCAAGTACATTGATAAGGTCTTGATATTTATAATTTGTGTTAAGTACGAAGTTATTAAAATATGTTAATTTGGTTTCGTCACCTTCAGTAATAATCACCTTTCTAGCTATTGCCGATTTTATGTTTTTATCGAAATAATTCTTAAGGCTTACTGGTAAATATGCTTTTGGAGTTACAAAATTTTGATAAACATCATACTGTTCAACATCAAAATTAGCAACACTTGTTGATGCTGTTATAACAACGGTTTTTGGTTCTTGTGGTGTGTTTTGTGCAATTATAATCCTCTTAGTACCATCAGGCATAAGAATTGATGATTCAAGTAAACCTATTGTTGATAAATTGTCAAAATTTTTCTCTATCCTAGCGATAGCTGCAAGTAAATAAGCCATTGATGGTATATCATATGTGCTTGTAGTTTCATCTTCATTTGTATATGTTAAAGTGACATTTTCATTGGATGTGAAAAGCATTTCAGCATACAATTTTATAAGATTTAATCCATTTGCATCACGCCTAACAACTTCCTGAAGATATTTGTCTATACCCCCCTTAGTGATATTTTTACTCATATCAATATATTATTTTAATTTCTTTATGTTTTGATTATTTAAATCTAATCCGATTATAATATTTTAAATAAATCAATTACTTAAATGAATTAAAAATGAACATACTCGTTGATACATCAATTTTATTTAAAGGATTTTGTAATATGTATGGCTCTAATGTCATATTTCTAACTCAAAGAAATGAAAGAGAAGAGATAATTGATAAAGTATTCATAACTATCAATTCGATAATAAGACGATATACAGCAATTGATAGACTTATTTTTTGTGTTGATGATGTTTATACAAAAAGCTTCAGATATGAATTGCCATATGGTGAATTGTACAAATCAAAGAGATATATTTCAGAGCCAAGATATAATCCTGAATCTTACAAAACAATGATTTTGGAATTTTGTGAAAAGCTTGATAAATTGAATGTAAGCCATATAGCTGTTGAAAGTACAGAAGCCGATGATTTGGTTTATTGCTTGAGTAATTTATTATTTGAAGCTGGTCAATCATCAATCATAATTTCTGCAGATAAAGATTTACAACAACTTGTGAAATATGACGGCAATACTTTTATAGCTATGTATAATTACCAAAAATCAAGCACCGCCTTTCATTATGTTTCCAATAATTTCAAATCAAATAATGAAACATCTATTGAGGCGTTATTTGATAATTCTTTATCTTCAATCAATAAAAAAATCATACTTGAAAGACATGAAAAAATAATTGCTGAAGAATCACTTTTTATAAAAATATTATCAGGTGATTCTTCAGATTGTGTACCAAGTAGCTTCAGATATGAAAAAGGTACACAGACAATTAATTACACAGACAAAAGAGCTAAACAATTGTTTGATGCTAAGTATGTTGAATCATTTAATCTTGGTGGTGATATTGAAACAATATTTTCCGATAAACAAATACTTGGTCAATTAGCCAAGGATATGCTTGAGAGTGTAAAACAAGAAGTTACGATGGAAAAAATATTGGAAATCGTCAAGAACCTAAGAATCAACAAGAAATATATCAGACTACATCACAGCGAATATCCTAATAACTTATATGATATAATGGAAAGTAGATGTATAGACGAATTAAACAAAACTAAATCAATAAACTTACCGTAATGGCATTACCTTTAAAAGATTTCTCCGATAAATTGTTCAGTAATGATTATTATGAATCAGTTACAAATGTTGATAAAAGGTCTAATTTTTTCATGATTTCACGACAAATGTCTTGTAAGTTTCCAATTGAAGCAAGCAGACTTTCAACAATCCATGTCAATAAAGAAAATTGTATGGATTTTTGGCATGAGCTGATGATGAAATTATATAATGGTAGAAAACCGTCTTGGCTTTGGACTTTCCCAAACAAAAATAATATAACCGAGATACTTGATAAAAAACTTGTTGATAAATTTTCAAAGATAGACAAGGGTATCATTGTCAAATATTGTAAAATATATGAAATAGATCAAGCAAAGCTAAATCTTCTCAAGAAATTTGATTTTGAAAGACTTATAAACGAACTTGAAATTTTATCACGATAAAATTTCAACAAATACCTGACAACAATAATAAAGCTGTCAGGCATTTTTGTGTTTTGTAAATAATTAAAAACTGATGGCAAATCCTTATAGCTCCTTATCGATATTCAATAAAAGTGGTCGTAAGTTAGAACTTACTTATAATGAAGAATATAATATTCTTCAAGGCGTTATGTATTTGCCTGAAGTTTCCACAGATTTAATAGAAAACGAAACATTATTCATACTTGAAGAAGTTAATGGTGATTTTTTCAAACCACTTTCATATGGTAATATAGAAGCAAACCTTGTATTAAGTTCTGATTATCAGTTATTTACAGTTGATAATCCATACGAAGAATATCCAAAATTAAATTTTATAAGTAAGGCCTCTTTTACAGCTACAGAAATACAAATAAAACAACCTTTAAGAGTTGACTTCGCTGTAACATCATCTGTTGAAAAAGTGTCAATAGATAAAATTATATTAACAAGTAGTCTTATTGGCAATACAATATGTGAAATCAGTGTATATACAGAAATTATAGGTGAAGATGAAAGACTAACTGCAAAACTCGCCGACTTTGGTGAATACATCACTGCAAATGAAGAATATATTTTTAGAGATAGTGATATAAAAGAAGAACTCACAGACCATATTTTGTTTAATCAAAAGAAAAAAGAATTTATTCTTGAAATGCATAATATTAAACCATATTTTGCATCATATAAAGGCATAATCAATATTCTTAATTTATTTGATTACACTGATTTAACGCTGAAAGAATATTGGGTTGATGTAAAAACTGGTAAATTTATAGCTGAAGATATAAAATTATATGAAACTGGAATACTTAACAATACAGTAAGATATAACGAAAAATATAAAAAAACTACATTTTTCGGCCTTTATTATCCTATAAACCATGTTGTTGAAGATGAATTTGATGAAGATGGATTACCAATAGTTGCTGATAGTTTCATCTTTTCAAACGAAGAAATACTTATTAAATTATTCGGCCTTAAAAATTGGATTAAAAATCGTGAGATTGGCGGAATATCATCAATTATAGACATTGTTGGAGAAATAACATATTTCAACAAATATGATATCAATTTTTGGTATGATGACTGGAATTTGATGACTGAATCAATTTCTCAAGATATATTAAAATTTTCAATCAATGATTATAATGATGATACACAAATACAATTATTCATAAACAATCTTACAAACCCCGATATAGATTCACCTAGAGCAAAAATTGGAAATGTTATAAGTTTAAAAAATTTAACATTCAGTGCTAAAATTCAAGACATTGGCGTAACATTTGAGGAATTGACTGAAGCAGTATCAACATATTCCATATTTTTCCATAACGCTGATAAATTTAAATATTATCAAATTGAATGGACTGCATTTTTAACAGCAACCAAAGAAATTGTTGATATAAAATATGGTAAAATCGAAGATTTAAACGAAACAACATTGACATTACCACACGAAGGTGAGTATTCAATACAAATGAAATTGTATAAGTACAATAATGAACCAGCATCCATTACCAAACATACAATAATAAAAGTTTCTCCAAGAGGCATTATACCTATTGCATTTTTCAATAGAGTTGATGTTAACAATCCAATAGAGCAAACACCTGAATATATAGAACTTTTTGATAAATACATACCAATAGAACTTTCTAATTTCAGAAAGATAAAATTTGTTGAAGACGATTTCATGAATTATAACAACCAACAATTCAGGTTCTTTGGTAATATGCAAATCGATGATATAACAAGACAGACATTCCATGCATATGGTCTTGATTACAATCCTAATGAAAATATACTACCATTTGAGAAAGGTATCACAGAAATTTGCACAGAAAGAGCTTATATCAACATTTCCGAAGCAGTATTTTTCACTCTTGGAAAATCACCGCTTGCTGGTAAAGTTAATGCTAATTGGAAGTTAATTGATTCAAAGGGTGAAACGGTTGTAGAACTTGATAATTGGTTGTACTTCTGTTATACATTTTTCACAGCTGGTAAATATTCTTTGGAAATAACAGTTTTTGATAATGTAGGTAACTCAAAAACCCAAATTTTCAACAACTTTATTGTTGTTGAAAAATACAAACTTGATTATTGATTAAGCTAATTGTTCCTTATATTTATTTTTTATCTCTTCAAGTGCATTATTGGCTTGGTCGATAATATCTTTAATAGCCTTACCAATTTGTTCTTTAGTATCACCTGAATCTTTCAAAACTTCATTTTTATCGGATAAAAATTCTTTTCCTATTTCAGTAAAATTTGATTTTACTTCATCAATCATACTTTTGAAATTTCCTTTTATATCAGAAATAAATCCTTCATTAGCTGTTTGTGATTCAAATACCTTTAGCTTTTTCATAATCAAAATATCTAAACCCTTGAAAACCTTTCATGGGTATTGGTTCAACTTTTGTAAATTCTCCACTCCTGACAACAAATTTACCTCTCCATTTTGTTCCAGTAACGGAACATTCAAAATCTTTTTCCTCAAATCCAACAATGTTCATGTAGCCAATAACATTATCTTTATAACAAATCCAGCATTTATTACCGATTTGTGATTTCAAAGGCATATTTATAACTTTAAAATTCATGACATTAGAACCATCTTTTACTAAATCAAGTTCTTTTTGGTATTCTTCCCATTTTGTTTGTTTAGGAAGTGTTACGACTATATCCATTCAATTATGTTTATTTGCTTGATATGCTTTAAATCCATCTTCTGCATCTTTTTGGGTGTCATAATCTGCATCCCAAAATTTACCAGTTTTATTAGAAATTATACCCCATTTTCCATTAGGTTTTTTCTTTACCAAATCATTTTCATTAATTGATTGTGATTCAAATGCCTTTAGCTTTTTCATGACGCTTTTAGTTTATTTAATATCCAGCGAATGTCAGAATGCAAGGAATATATATCGTCTGCAGTATGGGGAATATCTTTTTAATATACACCTTTATACGATTTTACTTCTTTAATAGTTCTTTCAGCTATTTTAAGTTCTTTTGGTATTTTTTTAACACCAGTCATATTTTCATAATATTTTAAGTAAACACTACGAATTCCCATTAAATTTGCTGTTTTTATAAATGGTATAGTGAACGTACATATTTTCCACCAATCTTCATAACTTATTATTTGTGGTGGTGATGTAAAAGCATCGTATTTATAAGACCTTATACAATATTCAAATCCGCTATCTTCCAACATTTTTTGCATCATTTCCCAATTAATAGGCAATGTTCTTGTTGGTTGGCCACCTTTTTGTATTTGTTCTATTGATGGCTTTATTATGTCCGCATTGAATACTCTTATAATTTGGTCAAGAATCATTATTCTAACTTTCGGAGGAACGAAAGTTAAATTAATTCCAAAAGGGTTAAATTCTCCAGATTTTGTAAATTTTTGGCCTATTATAAGATTTATTGGTCTGAAAGAAAAAGCTGGAACTCTTGCAAGTAATTTTTCTTCAGGAGTTATCGGATTATACCCAAAGGTATAAATTTTTCCTGGAATTAGAAATATGTCATTTTTCTTTTCAGGTAGTGAATCATTATTACCAGTCAAATAAGAATCGTAGAACCAACGTTGTGAACGGCTTACAATAGTTGAATATGGTGTTGATTTCATTTCATTTGTCAACTGTGTTGATATGAGTTCCATTATGCGACTGTAAATGTTTCATTTTGATTTCTGCTAGAATACCGATATTTTGAGAATTTCAATAATTCTATTGAGAAATCCATATCTTTAAATTTCTCAAGATACTTTTTACCAGTATCTTTTTTAAGATATCCTATTGTTATATGTGGATTATAATCAGTATATGTAAGTGTTACTGGTAATGTATCGAGTATTGTTTTTCTTAATTTTAATAATTCTTCAGATGGAACAACTGAAATTTTTAAAACATCATAATTTTCGTTGGTATCAAATATACCAAGTTTACCAAGTTTTAATCTGCCTATATCAGATGGTATAATATTAAAAAACTTCGATAAATGTGTCAATATGTCAATACCATATACAACAGTTACATGTTGTTCAGTTTCAAGACCATGTTCAGTATTTATATCCGATTTATCTATCTGATTTTGAATTTCTGTTATGATTGATATAGGTTTAACATCAATCATAAGACACGCATAATCATAATCAGCTATATTGATTTTACATTTATAGTCTTGCATAATTTTGATAGGTTTCATTACAAAGGTTTCATTATTTACCTATATTAAAATCCCACAAAGGCTTAAACAGCAATTGTGGGATTTTGTTTGTTCTTTCGATGTGACATTTAGCGGTTAATCATTTTTAATCGCAAGTCGGAAGCAACCTCTTGGCGTGGTGAGGGTATAAATCGAAGAACTTCGATCGTATTGTAACATTACAAAATTTTATTATCATAATAATAAAATAGTTTCATATTATTTTATTGGGTCGGGTGTATCAGAATACTCACTAAATGGTTTATGTTGTTTTATATCATCATAAAGCCAATATTTGAAATCTTCTATAGAAATTGGAGTTATACATTTAAAACCTTTCCAATTTTTATCATAATTCTCAAGATATGCCTTTTTAGCATCTTCATGTGAATCATATCCAAGCATAACCTTAGATTCATCAAATTTTTTGGTTTTTGGATTTATTTGATCAATAACATAAACTTCTTCGCATTCCAAATTTTCACCAACAAACACATCAATATGGTCGTCATCTTTACCTTTTGTGTTTCCGAAATATCCATAATGAGATTTCATTGTTGTTTCCCATTTATTACCATCTTCATCAATTCCTGAACGAGTTGAATCTTTTGGATTTTCAATAGAAATATTCATACCTTGAATTTTAATCTTAGCTTTTTTATAATTACCTGATTTTATTTGTTCTTCAGTAGGATTTGTTTCTGTTTGTTCGTTTATATCTTTATCAAGATGAGATTCGAATATTTTTAATGGCTTCATAGATTTAATTATTACCTTCAATTGCACCAGTTTCTATCAATCTTTTAAACGCATACATTGTCATTGTATTACCCGAAACACCATTACAATTTTTTTCAAGACCAGAATCATGATCGCTTATTCTGATTTTAATTGTTGTTTTACCATTATTAACAAACATATCTGCATAGGTTTTACCCTCGTTAAGTACATTAACAGTTAGCGTTATATATTGTGATAAACCATTTGTTAATGATGTTTGTATTTTTATGTTGGAAAACCCCATGTCATTAAATATCTTGGTTATTTCATTTTCATGATCAAAATCAGGGTTATATTCTTGCTTTTCAAAGTTTTCAAATATCTTTAGCTTCTTCATAAGATATTATATTTTAATACATTTGTGATATCCAAATCCACATTTGGATATCACAAATCGGTATATGTTTTTATTATATAACAAATCCAAGAGTTCTTAACGATGCAATAACAGATGTAAGTTTTTCAGAATCTGTCGTACCTTCTATTGTTGGTTTGTTTGCAGGTGTTATATTACCATCTTTATCAATAGACGCTTTAATTGATGTACCATCAGGAGAAACCACAAGAACATTTCCAGTTGCTCCAGTAAGTATAATATTATCAGCGATGATTGATTTGTTTGGTAATGTACCAGTAAGACCAGATAGATTTATGGT